ACCACATCACCAGCAATGACCTGAATGCCAGTGTAGTTTGTACTAAAACTGACAATCAAATCTTCCCTGTTTTGCTCTAATGTTCTGTTGGCCAAGTATTGAGCTGTGACACTGTTATTGACCAAATCATAAGATACAGTGAATTTATTGACTGGTTCATTTTGATAAAGCAAATTGGCTGGGGTTTGCAAATTGACATATCCAGACTGATCTCTGTTTGTTGAATCATTAAACTTGGCCTCAATCTGATTGACCATCTGAGTAATGTCCAACTCACTGGCTGTAATGTTGCCAATGATATTGTTGTCATCAAATGCAAATGATGGTGTAATGTCTCGATTGATGGTCACTGACCATTTCCCAGATACCACTTGATATGACTGCCAGCAATCACAGCAAGTCATCATGATGTCGATGTTTGACAAAATTGTTTGGCCAGTATCCAAAACACCATTAAATCTGTATCTGGGCTGTGATGCTGATCCACCACTATATGGTGTGTATGTGATCAGCTGATCACCATATGTGTTTAGTGCAGTTGCTGATGCTGAATCAACAAATGCTGGATCAACTGCACCGCCATACACTGTATTGGTCAAATAATCATACCAAACATCACCAGCTTTAGCTGCACTTGTGCTGTTCAAATAATGACTTACATGGAATGTAATGGGCTGAAGTGATGTGGTACCAGCTGAATTGTTGTTGTACACCAGCTTAATAATGGCAAAGGCCAAGCCATTCATTTGTCTGCCTGTTGATGGCCACTCTTGGCCAGATGGGCATCCATTGGCATTGGTCATCACCGCTGATGGCAGATTTGAGCTGTTGACTGGTGTAATGGTTCCAGACTGGCTCGATGTGTACAAATTGATATACAAATGGCCACTGATGGATGTGTCCACATTGCCAGCACCATCTGTCAAACTAATTACTTTTGTCAAATCTGTTGTGTCAAAAGTGATGATCTGGTCTTGATAATAAAACTTACTGGTATCAAAAGAAAATTGCCCATTTGGGCTGATGCAACTGACCACCATCACATAGTACATGGCCTGTTGATCTGATGTCAAAACTGCATCACAAAATCTGGCTCCAGTAAATGCATCACCATAAACCAATGGAATGCCAGCTGTTGGGTCTGGTGGGACTTGCTGCCTAATATTGTTTTGCTGTGCTTGTGGCACATTAGGAGCAAATATTCTGGATGCAACAATAGATACAGCAAAAGTGGCTGCCATTGTATAGGCACCAGCCAATGACACACCGCCAGTTAAATAGGCAGTGCCAATAATGGCAGCTGCTGTAAATATTGTGCTTAAATTAAATCCACCAAAAATACCACCAGACATTTTGACCCCTTAATTTGGTGAAAACTTAACCAGTGCAGCTGGATTGGTTTGAGTTGATCCGATCACTTTGGCTGCACTGCCATCTGTTGGCTTTGCTCCAAAGTTGAAATAAGTTGATGCAATAACTGGCACTCTGTCCATACTTGTATCATTGGGATATAAAAACCTCCAGCTGGATGGATTGGTTTTTATGCCAGCAATTCTTGAATCAAGCACCAATCTCATTGATGCTGATGAAATTACACAAGTGACTGTTCTTTGTCTTTGATTTTCATCAAATACTTCATTGATTGAGACATTGTTGACAATGCCCTGATACCTTTGAAAAAACTGCTGCACTCCAGATATGGTCAGTATTTGATTATCTGAATCTAAAAATCCTCGCCATACTTTAAGTGAACTGCCTTTGATATTTGATCCCAAAACAATAGACACCACATTGGGGTCCATGCCAGAAATGCTCAATTTCAAATCCACACTGCTGGATTTCATATCCTGTTGAATCTCACTGATTCCAAGATATTGACCCATGCCAGAAAATAGAATTCCATTGATGGTCACTTGTGATGCAGCATTGCAAAATGTAAATATCTGCTGCGCTTTACCTGTTCCAGTGCCAACACCAGTGGCCACAAATGTCACTCCAACTGTGTTGGATGATGCCCCAATCAATGTAAAGTCAGTGGTACCAACAACTGTGATGGTATAAGTATCACCAACAATAAAATTGCCAGCAAATGTTGTGACGATCAATTCCACAAACTCTGCATATCGAATGGAGCTGGAATTTAATGCTGCAATGGTTGTACTCATAATTATCCTGTAATGTATTCTCTAAATACAAATGGACCAGACCACTCAACAAATGCCCCATTGGTCATTGGTGTCAATGAATATGTAGGGCATTGCTCGGCCACTACATAAAACTGACACGCATTGCCCAGTAAAACTGTGGCAGATGATGATGGAGAACCAATCAATGGCCTATTGATGCCAATCACTGATCCACTTGAATCGGCAGTAATTTTGTAAACATATCCACCAATTGAAATGAAATCACCAGCTTTGTATGTGCCATTGGATGTCAGATTGATGGTCTGACTATTTGGTGTTGGTGTTCCATTCAATGTGGCCACTGTTGCTGTGCCTTGGTTTTGTGTGAACCATGACAATGTGCTTGATTGAAATGTAATGTAATCTGGCAGCTGTCTGTCCAAATTATCAATGGCTTGGATCACATTTCTGACTTGTGGGTAATACAAATAATTGTGTGGAATGACTGTAAACACCCATGGCACTGATGTCAGATATTGAGCCACTGACACTTGGCCTGATCTGGTCACTTGCTGGCCAACTGTGCGCCTGTTATTGACAGTCATCTTTTGTTGAATATCAACAATGTTCTGAAAACCAGCCATTATGTTCTGCTCCTAGTTGTGGCAATGTTTTTGGTGGCATATTGGTTTGCAGCCCAAATGGCACCAGAACTGCCATAAATTCGATCTTCAAATGATTTGGTATCAATGGCTTGAATGTTGTAATTGTTGATGGTTTGATTGGTTCCACCCATTGCAGCTGTCATGTGATTGGGAATGATGGTTGATGCACCTCTTGGCACAATAATTTCTGGACCATTTTCACCAACAATGGATGCTTGTCCAGCTGACAAATCACCACCTCCAGCTGATGCCACACCAACTGGTGTAAAAACACCTTGTTCAACTGGAGCTGGTCCACCAGTTCTTGATCCAAATGCTGCACCAATACCACTAAACATACCACTAAACATTTGCGTTGCTTGTGCTTTAATTTGAATGGCAATCAAATCAGCAATAATACTTCTTGTTAAATCTGCAAAATTTAATTTTCCTGTTTTTGCAAAATTTGCTATTGCATTAGACATTGAATCAACTACTGTATTAAATGATTCTTTTCCAGCATCTGCCATGGTTTGAGCATTTTCTTTGTATTGCTCAAATGCATGAACCCATCCATATTTAAAAGTCTCTTGTGCTTTTTGTGTATCTTGCACCAATTCTTTGGTCATCTTGGCTTGCATTTCAGCCGTCAACATAATTTCTTGTTTTTGCTTTTCATAAATTGAAAGCAATTCTTTTGCACCTCTGACATTGGGATCAGTTTCAGCAATCTTTTTGTTGATGCTATCAATGACTTTATCTCTTTCATTGATAACTTTATTGACTGCATCTTGGACTTCTTTTTCTTTTTTAGTCTCTTGAGTGCCTTGCATTTTTTGCTGCAACTCTTTGTAAGCTAATGTGGCTTGATCATCATAGATTTTTGATAAATCTTGTGCAGCCAATATTTGCTTGTTGTAACTGGCAATTACATTTCTGTGAATTTGTTCTTGTTTTTCAGATTTTTTATCTTCTTGTTTTGGATTTAATATGCTGTCCTCATATTCAGCAATCCTTTTTGCCATTTCAGCGACTTCTTTTTCATATCGCTTATTGTCTTCAATTGCAGCTTGAATGCCTTGTGTAAATAGTATTTTTGCATTTTCAAATGTATGCTCAATTTCCATCCCAATGGCTTTGAATGTATTAACCACTCTACCGCCAAGCACTGCAATAGTTTCCATTGCAATACGCAATCCATTAAAAAACAAATCGGCAATTCCATTGCCTTTTTTCATTTCATCATAGAATTTGATCAAACTTGGAATGACAGCATTGGTAAAACTCAAACTCATTTCTCTGCTGGCTTTATCCAGTTTTAAAGATAATTCATGAGCTTGTTCAACTGCTTGAGCATATTTATCAAAATGCCCTTTGGCCTCATCCAAAGTGGTTGCCAATCCTTTAAGATCAACTCCTCTAATGGCTTTGCCAAGTGTTTCAAATGCCAGACCATTTCTCTCTGTTGAGTCTTTCATTTTGCTCAGACCATTGATTGTCTTTTCAAACAAATCTTGCTCTGACAAATGTCTCAAATCATTTAATGAAACCCCAAGCCTTGCAAATGATTCTTGTGCTTTGCCATTGCCTTGAATGGCTGCCTCTAGTTTTGCTGTAAATCCAGAATAAATTTTGCTTGTGTCTTCAGCCCTACCGCCATTTTCTTCAAGTGCATGGGATAGTTCTAATACTGATGCTGTGGCCACTTCATTGGCCTTGGCAGTTTCCACAATCTTGTTGGAAAACTCCATGGCTGCTCTAGTGGCCTCAACAAAGCCAGCAATGGATAAAGCCTCTGGGAGATATTCTTTTAATTCTTGGAGAGAATTTTTGGCCTCGGCAATTCCTTTTTTGAATTCCGTTGTATCCAGTCCCAGCTGTGCGCCTAAACCAGCAATGATATTTGCCATTATTTACCCTCAAAGAAATGTGTAGGGGCATTGGGACTCATCATGGCAAAGGCCAAAAGCCTTTGACTTGCCAATTCCTTTTTATCTTCCTCACTTAATGGTGGGTAAAGATAATCGTATGCCCTTGGAATTATATCTTGGAGTTTATACGCAGTTTGCCCTTTGGACAACATTTTATTGAACTGGCCAGCCGTCAGTGTTCCCAAAACCTCCAATATTCCATAATTACCAATCAGGCCATCAGAATACATCACACATATGTCAGTGAATGTGGCCTCATCAATTGAGCTTGGATCAGTGCCATGGGCTGTCAAATATGCTTTGACTTGCCTACGGACTGATCCAACTACTTTCCCTTTGTGGCCTGATAATTGGATGAAATACAGTTGCCAATTTGCTCGATCAATTCCAACTGGATGGCAAATGGAAATAATTCCTCGATATCAGAATATTGAACTTGAGACATATCAAATTCTTTATTTTCTGGAATCAATAATCTGACAAATTCAGTGATTCTATTTTGAGTAATGACTTTGTTTTTGCAAGTCTCTTTTAATGATTTATCATTAACTAATATATCACCATCAATATATTTAATTTCTGGATCATCTTTTTCAATGTTTTTGCTTAAATCATCAAAATATTTTTGGACTAAAGAATCATCCACAATCTTTAATCTTTCATACATTGCATCTAATTCTGATGTCAATGGCACTTTAACTTTGAATGTATGGCCACCCAATTCAAATGATCTTGTTCTTAAAAGGTCTTTGTTTTCAACAAATTTGGAGCCAAAGGCATTTGCAAATTGATTCATATATTATTTTCCTGTTGTCATATGTTTTGATTTATATTTTAACAATGCATCTCTGAGTGAGCCAGTTAATGAATTGGTCACTTTTTGAGAATTGCTTTCCAGTGCTGGCCTAATAAAAGGCATTCCCTCGCCTTTCATCCATCGAGCTGTGCCAAACTCAATGGCAAATGCTCTGGCATCGCCATGCATATGTTCTTTTTTACCAGTTTTTCTGTTGATATATTGTCTGGTCATCAATCTACCTTTACCACCATCATCTGGGATATATTTGCTGCCAGCTGCAACTGTCACCCTTGAAATCCAAATCATGGTTGGTGATGTATATCTTGATCTTTTATCTCTTGCATTGGGTTTTCTGGACTCAACTTGCAATGACCTGAAAAGTTGACCAGTATCAATGTTGCCATGTGTTTCAAGTGCGCCTCTGGCCGATTCTAAAACTGGCAGCATGGCTGTTCGCATGGCATTTTTTAAAATGTTTTTGGCATCTTTTTCTCCAAAGTCATCATTGATTTGATCAAGCAATTGCTCAAATTCATCAAAACCTGACCATTGGAGAGTGAGTTTATCCATTTAAATTTCTGATCACTATTTTTTGAAAAATCAGATTATTCAAACTCAAAACATAATCAATGACTTGCTGTGGTGTCATTGTGCTGGCATGGTTTCTGGCAAT